CGTAATTCAACTCCAACTGCACGTTGAAATGTAGCTGGCATTTGTTGTGTTATTGATCTCTGATTGTAAGCATATCTATTTTGTAAACTAGATACAACTTTCAATGTAGTTTTCCTAAAGGTTTCTGCTATTCCAAAGATAGAGCCTTCTATTAAGAACCATTCACCATGTTGATCTTTGGCTGGGATGAATCCTCTATACTTGTTCAGAACAATTCGTTCTACTAATCGTACATTTCCTTTAAGAGGAACTGTCTCAATTAGTTCAGCTCCTTTAGGCACATACGTTTTTAGATCTTTATAAACCCTACGTATAGGGTCCTGGCTATACCCTATTTTGCACCAGTGATCCTTGGTACTCATAGCTATATACAAATCTGCAGTCAGATCTTGGTAGCTATGCTTGAGTGGATAAGCTCTAGTTGTTAAAGCGTTAGGTGTTAATAGTTTGGTTTTAAGTTTATTTATATTCATTTAACTATCCTTATAATTTTTGTTATAATTGTAATTATACTTTCTTTTAAATTAAAAAAAGCATAAAAAAAAGAAAAGGAAAAAAGTTATTCCTTCTCTTTCTTATGCTTTCTTTTTCTGGTATATTTAATTCTATTACGAATTATTTTTTGGCGAAATAGTGATGTGCGTAATAGTTTTGCAATAGGATTTGTCTTAGATATTTTCACGTACTAGTATACAGTTCTTTTATTTCTGCGTAACCACCTTTATGTTCATATACTTGTGGCACTGTAGTATGTCCTTTAGATTTAAAGTCTTGCACATCTATTACTTTAATTTCTTCGTATGTATCACCGTTCTTTGTAATAAGTTCTTTAACTTTATCACAATAAGAACAGTTATCTTGTGTGAATATTATATATTTTTTCATCTATTCTCTCCAGAATTACATCATTATAATCTTTTGTTA